AGCTTGGCCAGCCGCTACGCACTCGAGCAGAAGAAAACAGCGTCCAGATCATGCAGAACTTCGACACCCTGCTAGACCGCACCGGCGCAGAGATGCCAGACATGGCTGCCACTGGGAATAATACAGCATTTCTGCGGAATCCCTCACGCACAAATCAATCAGTGAGGCGCGCATGATTATTACCGTTAAAAACATCATCCCGCGCAAGCAGGCAGAAGACATAGACTCCACCCAATACACGGCGCAAAACGGCAAGACTATAATTGACAAATTCACCGCGACCAATACGTCTGGCGTAGATGTATCCTTTAGCGTCAACTTAGTGGCGTCCGGCGGAACTGTTGGTTTATCAAATCTGGTCTTGAAATCGCGGGTTATTGCGCCGTCTGAAACATACAACTGCCCAGAGCTTACCGGCCAGGTTCTTGAGGTTGGCGGGTTTATCAGCACACTTGCCAGCGCTGCCGCCTCGCTGACGATTAGCGCGTCTGGGCGAGAAATCACATGATTGCGCTGTCTGAGGGTATTACGCCGGAACACCTGGCGCAGACATACACCGATCCGCTTATGTCCAGAGTTTCGGATGACGGACAGCAGATGTACCCGGTATTTCACGAACTGGCGCAATATTTGTCGGCGTGGGTTGATGATGTGTTTGTTGGCGCTTACTTGGTTATTCGATACTCACGGTTTGAGTATGAGGCGCACTCACTGCTAACCACTAAGGCAACCTTGCATGCGCGAAAGCTTGGCGCGCTGCTGCTGGAGTGGGTGTTCGGCCATGACGAAGTTTTGCGCGTCACTGGATATATCCGCGACGGATTGACGTCTGCAATAAATCATTGCTTGCGCATGGGATTTGTGCGTGAGGGATTCCGCAGAAATGCTGTATTATGCAACGGTGTTCCCACTGGTATTCACATACTCGGGATAACCAGAGAAGACTGGGGGAAATTATGAGTTCTGTAGGCAAGGCGATTGGCAAGGTTGTTGGCGGTATCACTGGGTCTGGCGCTGCGGCAGAAGGCGCGCAGGATGCTGCTAATTTACAGGCCGGCATGTCTCAGGCCGCTATTGATGAGCAGAAACGCCAGTTTGATGCCGTTATTAAGCTGATGACGCCATACGTTACTGCTGGTACTGGCGCGCTAACTGGCCAGCAAAATATTCTAGGCTTGAACGGCACAACCGCCCAGCAGAAAGCAATCGCGGGAATCGAAAGCCAGCCATATTTCCAGGGGCTTGTAGATCAAGGCGAGAATGCCATTCTCCAGAACGCCAGCGCAACCGGCGGACTTCGCGGCGGCAATACTCAGGCGGCCATGGCTCAGTTTCGCCCGCAGATGCTCAATCAGATGATACAGCAGCAGTATGGCAACCTTGGCGGGCTGTCTCAGCTTGGCCAGGCAGCGGCAAGCGGGCAAGCATCTGCCGGCATGTCTACCGGCGCAAACATCGGAAACCTGTTAGGCCAGAAAGGCGCGGCTTTGGCTGGTGGTCAGATGGCGCAGGCCGGGTCGCAATACCAAGCGTTTGGCGACATATTGAAAGGCGTCGGCGCCTACGCCGCATTCTAAGGGGTTCACATGCCAGATCCAATTAACTACATGGCAATGATGCCGCAAGTCGACCTTGGCAGATCCGTGGTCGAAGGCTTGCAGATTGGCGGCGCATTCAGAGAGGCCCGCCAGGCTGACGAGGCCGAGAAAGCGCAGCAGCAGTACGCTGCCGACCTTCAAGCCGCTATGAGCAATCCAAGCGCGCGCGGTTTCGCTGCGTTGACTGCGAAGTATCCGCAGCAGCGCGAGGCGTTCAAGCAATCTTGGGAAATGCTCAACAAAGACCAACAGGATGCGGAATTTGGCACTGGCACGCAGGTATACAGCGCGCTCCAAAACAAGCGCCCTGACATCGCCGCGCAGTTACTTGACGAGCAAATCACCGCTATGGAAAACAGCGGGCAAGATGCCGCCGACCTGAAAAGCATCAAGAATGCTATGGAAGTAAACCCGCAAGCGGCCCTTGGGCACATTGGCCTAATCCTGTCCGCCACTGACCCCGACCGCTGGGGCAAGATGATGGACGAAAGCCGGTCGGCTGAAATAGCCCCGGCCAGCTTGTCTGAGGCTCAGGCAAAAGCACATGCCGCTGGTGTGAAAGCGAAGTTTGCAGAATCGAAAGCCGCGCAGGATTTGGCTAAGGGCGGCTGGGACATTGCCAAGCTACAGTCTGACATTGGCCTCGGTCGTCAAAACGCCTCGATTGCGCTGATGAATGCTCAGCTGTCGAAGGAAAAGAACGAACTTAAGAAGCAGGAATTGCAGCAGAAGATCGTTGATACCGAAATGAAGCGCGACGCTGCGCTGGGTGCCAAAACCGCTGAGGTTAGTTCGGGTCGTGCGACTATTGACAACTTCTTGAACACTGCCGACAAAGTGGTTAACGCGCCGGATGATGTTTATGAGTCCGCGACAGGTACGGTTAGCTCTGTTCTGCCGACCTATGACCAAGACGTTGCCGACTTTGAAGAAACCTTAAAGACGCTCAGTTCTCAAGCGTTCCTGTCTCAAGTTCCATCAATGAAAGGGCTAGGAGCGCTGACCGAGGCAGAAGGCCGCAAGCTGGAAGCATCCTTGGCTAACTTGAGCCTGCGCCAGTCCCCAGAAAAGCTGCGCGCTAACGTGCAAGAAGCCCAGCGGCTTATGCTCAAGGCTCGGTCCACTCTGTCCGATAAGTTCGGCGTGCCCGACGTTATGCCGGATCGCCCCGCAGCTCAGGAAGCAGCCGAGGCAGCGCCAGCAGCGCCGCAAGGTTTCCGGGTTCTCGGCGTAGAGGGTCAATAACATGCCGATCTATCGCGTTGAAGCACCAGACGGCAGCATCCTGCGCATTGAAGGGCCGCCGCTGGCCTCAGATGAAGAGTTAGCGACTATTGCTGAGCAGCACTACGCCGCAATGACTACGCCTGCACAAGCCCCCGCGCAGGAGCGCACACTAGGCGAGCGTTTGGCTGGTGCGGGTGAAGCTGCATTGACTACCGGCACCGGCTTGACCACTGGCGCCGCTGGCATGATTGGCGGCACTGTCAAGGGGCTTGGCCAAGCAATCCTAGATGGATCGTTTGGCACTCAGGACGCTGCCAACCTTGTGGAAGAGCAGGCCATGAAAGGCGCCGAGGCTGGCACTTACGCGCCACGCACTCAGGCCGGCCAGGAATACGCGCAGAACGTAGGCGAAGTGATGGCCGCAACCGCTCCGCTTATGGGGTTCGGTGGTGAACTGTCGCAGATTGGCGCCGGTATGCGGGCTGCTGCTCCGGCTGTTCGCGCTGCGTCTGAGCCGCTGATTGCTGGTGCTGGTCGTGCATCTGAGATTGCAGGCTCTGGCGCCATGAAAGCCGTGGAAGCTGTACGCGATATGCCGACACGCGCTGCGGAGGCTGTAGGGCTGCGTGCGCCTGCGGAGGCTGTAGGGCTGCGTGCGCCTGCGGAGGCTGTAGGGCTGCGTGCGCCTGCGGAGGCTGTAGGGCTGCGTGCGCCTGCGGAGATGGCGCAATCAGGCGCTCGCCCTAGTGTCGGTGCTGCTGGTGTCGATGCTGCAACCTTGCGCGCTCAGAAGGCCGCTAACTTGCCGGTCCCGGTTGCGCTGACTAAAGGCGCAGAGACTCGCAACCCTGACTTGCTGGCGTTTGAGAAAGAACAGATCAAGTCGGAGCTTGGCCAGCCGCTACGCACTCGAGCAGAAGAAAACAGCGTCCAGATCATGCAGAACTTCGACACCCTGCTAGACCGCACCGGCGCAGAGATGCCAGACATGGCTGCCACTGGGAATAAGGTCGTTGACGCGCTTGGCAAGGGGTACAAGGCCGCCCGGAACGAAACCAGTCTTGCCTATAACAAAGCCCGCGCGTCGAAAGAGTCTAAAGCCGTCGTTGATCCGTCTACCAAGGTATCTATTGGCGAGGGCGAGAACGCGCTAAATACGTCGCTGACTGACTACCTCAACAGCAAGGTGCAAGGCGTTCCGTCTGCTGCCGTTACCGACTCCGCGCGAAAGATACTGGTCAAGATGGGATTGGCCGCAGAAGACGACGCTGGCAACTTAGTGGGCAAGCCCGCAACTGTTGGCCAGCTTGAAGACTTCCGGCGTGAGCTGAGCGGGACTGCAAAATGGGACGATAAGACCGGCATCCGTGATGAGACGATCTTGAAGAAGATCACCGACGCGCAGACTGCTCCAGTTTCCGGCCCGCTGTACAAAGAAGCCCGCAAGCTGCGCGCCGACCAAGCTCGCAAGTTTGAGAGCCGCGCAATCGTTGCCCGTCTGCTGAATAACCGCAAAGGCATGGATGACCCGCAGGTTGCTGTAGATCAAGTGTTTCAAAAGTCCGTTATGAATGGCTCGCCCGAGGAAATCACCTTTCTTAAGCGAGTGCTGAACACCAGCGGGCCGGATGGTCAACAGGCATGGAAAGAACTACAAGGCGCCACGCTGAAACACATCAAGGACGAAGCCACCAAGGGCATGGGGATGGACTCTAACGACAACCCGCTCGTGAGTACTGCAAAGCTGCACGGGGTTATCAACCAGCTAGACAAAAACAACCGCTTAGACATCGTGCTTGGTAAGCAAAACGCACAGATCGTCCGCGACCTTAACGACGTTGCCCGGTATGTCACCACGGTGCCGCCTGGGACGCTTGTGAACACGTCTGGCACGTCTGGCGCTATCATGGCCGCGATTGGTGAGGCCGGGGCCACTGGCGCGCTTACAGGGCTTCCATTGCCCGTTATCAGTATTCTCAAAGCGCTAGGCCGGCAAGTGAAAGACAACAAAATGAAAATTAAGATTAACGCCGCGCTCAACGCTAAGCCCAAAGAAGGGACAGGATTCTAACCATGATTAATGAGCTGATAGAGCGCACATTCGCCACCCGCAACGCCGCTCATCTTGAACACTGGCGCACGAAGTCGTTTGCTCAGCATGACGCGCTGGGGATTTTCTATGACGCGCTGCTAGATGCGCTTGATCCGATAGTTGAAGCACATCAAGGCGTGTTCAAGCTGGTGTCCGTTGGCGAGATGGCCAAGCAGCCGAAAGTCACCAACATCATTGAGCACCTAGAGGAAGATCTAGTGTGGATCAACAAGAATCGAAAAAGTATCACCAGCGGCCTGCCTGCAATTGATAACATGTTGCAGACTTTGGAGGGTGAGTATATGTCCGCCCTGTACAAGCTAAAGCGCCTGTCTTAATTAAAAGGAAACAGCATGAGCAGTTACAGCATTGCAAGCCCTTATCAGTACTTTTCTGACTCTGACGGATCTCCGTTAGATGGCGGGATGCTGTACATCGGTACGGCCAACCTGAACGCTGAGATAAATCAGATTCAGATTTTTTGGGATAAAGCACTAACCATCCCTGCCGCGCAGCCTATCCGTACCATTTCCGGCTACCCAGTCCGCAATGGCACGCCAGCTACGCTGTACGTCAACGCCGACGACTATTCAATCACCGTCAAAAACAAGAATGGAAGCCTCGTCTTTTCGGCGCTCACGGCGACCACTCTTTTTCCGTTCTCGCTAATTAGCGGGTCACTGCCTGCGTCCCGGTCGTCTTACAAGTTCCCTAATCTGTACTCTGTCACCCGCGACGTAAACTCACGCCTTTCTGACCGATACAGCATCAAGGACTTTGGCGCAGTAGGCGATGGTGTAACCGACGACTCGGCTAGCATTCAACTTGCTTTTGACTCGCTCGGCTCTGTTGCGTCCCTGTATTTCCCATCTGGCACATATCTTGCTTCTGGTATATCCACCAACAAGACAATCTCCATTATTGGCGATGGCGCGGGCTCGACTATTTTCAAAAACTACTCGGCCGGTAGCACAATTTTTAGCTACACGCAAACCGGCATGAGCGATAAAGAGCGCAGGAACTGGCTTTTGTTTGAAGGCTTTACGATCCGCGACGAAGCAAGCTTTACCGGGATCGGCATTAAAACAGAAGGCGTTTTGTCTGTAATTTTCCGTGATCTATACGTCCGCGAATTTAAAACAAACTACGGCATTCAGGCTTTAGAAGGACTGTGGGTTTACCTTGACTGCGTTAACAGCGACCTGTGCGAGCTCAACTTCGTGAGCACCTTGGTTCCGCACTTTAACAACGTGGTCTGCATTAGTGGCGGCGAGTTCCGCAACCCAACACCAGGCAGGAGCGCCCTGTATTTTGAGGGCGGCGACGTAATCAGCGTGCGTGACTCAACCATCGAGGGGAACTCTGGTGGTCCCGGCTACGTCAGCGGCGGCAAGTTCAGAAACATCAAGATGCTGACGATTGATAACACTTATTTTGAAGTGTTGTCTGTCGCTTCGCAGGGCGCTCTAGTGCTTGACGGCTGCCAAGCGGTTCGCATTAGCGGCGGTCAGATCAGTAGCAACTCAACGACAGTCCCAAGCATTCTGGTAATTGACAGTGACGCCGTGCAGATCAATCGCGCATCTATGGTCGCCTTTCCAATTCGTACAACTGGTGTGTGCTCTGTCACGCTTGAAGGCTGTTTGCACGAAGGACCAATGGATATATCGGTGTCTACCTCGTTCACCGAAATATCACCAATGCCATACAACACCCGCGCAGTGATTGTAACCAACCCTTATTACCAGCGGCGCCCTTCTATAAAGCCGCGGCCGTTTCGCAATACTTACGCTGACTCGTCATTTGAAACTGCCGCGCCAGGTGTAACAATCGTTGCGGGCGCCCCGGTATCCAGCCTAGACGCTAGCCAAGGCTATTACGGCCCTAAAAGCTGGCGCGTTACCGGCGTTAACGGCGATACCATCCGCAGCGCATCGCTTGGCACCACCGTTGCTGACGGCCAGTCTGGTTGTATGACGTTTATGGCTAAAGCGGATGCCGCCGGACGGTTCACGCTCACCAGCTTCTTGGCTGGCGCCGCTGGCGGGCATGACATTTATCTGTCGACAGAGTGGCGCCGGTACTTTGTAGTCACCAACCTGCGCCCAGCTTCGACCACTGGCGCGCAATTCTTGTTGCAGATGGCGTTTCAGGGAACTAACGCATTCAACATAACCGACATACAATTTGTGCCTTTCACCGATTACGGCGAAATCCCCGGTATTGTCGATGGGTTCAACTATTTGCCAACGCACGGTGCCGCTATTACCGGCGCAGCCAGCAAAGAAATTGACGCATCGAAACGCTATCTCGACAGGGGCCTAAACTTGCGCAAGACAACTATTGCGCCAGTTTCTCCAGAGGATGGCGACGTCTATTATGCCGACGGCGTTAGCTGGAACCCCGGAGCGGGCGCGGGAATATACTGGTACAACGGCGCTGTATACGCCAAACTGTAAAAAATAAGCCCTCTTCGGAGGGCTATTTTATGGGCTTTCTAATTTCCTGAAACCCGCCGCAAACAGTGCATTCAAGGACGCCGAATGACTGGTAGAACACGGCCCCGGTGTTGGTTCGTTTGTGGTCGCAAAGGCATTGCCGAGGCGTACCCGTTGATAAATGTCTTTTGATGCTCGCTAGAGCGGCCTCTGACAATTTCAATTGGCAGCCCCAGCATCTTTGCTGTCTGGCCGGCTAGTTGGTGCGGTGTCATGTTGTGCATTTTCCATAATCTTGTAGATCTCAAAGACTGAAGCGTCTATGCCGTTCGCGCGCATTCTAGCAGCTACCTCGTGCGCCTCGCCTCGCGTTTTGCGCTTGGCTCGGAACACGGGGAGGCCTTTGCCGTATTGCGCGAAGACGGCGAACATTATTGGGTGGCCATGGCGGTGTCGATGGCGGTGTCGAGTTCGCTGCCGGATACGCGCTGCAATGTGTTAAGCATAAAACAATCGTTCTCTAATTTTCTGGCAAAACGATACCGCCCCGCATCCTTCGCCAACCCCTCAATATGCTCCACCAACTCCGGCAACATCCGCTCGCCACGATCACCAGACGCCCAGCGCAAAGAAGTCAGCCAGCCCATTGCAGCCTGATCGTTTGCGCGGGACTCTGCCAGTGACTGCGCAAGCCCTACATTCTCTGCGCGCAGGCGGCGTAGTTCGGCAACAATAGCCGTAATTTTCCGAGACCCGCAGTTAGCGTAATGGCGAGCAACTGCCTTTGCATCCTCTGGCGGTGCGTCGTATTGATCAGTATCGACAAGCAGAACCGGGTATTGATTTCCCTCGTCGTAATGGCCGATATGCCAATACCACTCATCAGGAAGATACCCCTCTTCTACAACCTGAAAGCAGGCGTCAAGGTTCCAGTGAGACGCCTCTTTTGCTGCCTCTTCAATCTCTGCCAGCAGCTCATCTGTAACGGTCATAACCAGTCCTGTCGTGTTCATTCTGCACCTCTCAAACTATCAACAATCTCGTCAAGCCTTACACCTGACGGGCAATCACTCCCAAGCTTTACGCTTTTCTTAGGGATTGAAACAACACACACGGCGCTATCAAACCAATCACAAGACCTTAGGAATCGATATCTAGCCGCATCCTCAAGGAGCTGTTTATGATGCTGGCTCTTCTCAATTGCGCGCTGCTGTTCGGCTTTTCTGTTATCGCATGATATCTCTGGATGCTTTTCAAGCTCAGGATCATCGCCGCATGTATTCAGGCAGTCACATTCTTTCATTCACTCAACTCCAACCACAACAAAACAGAACCAGGCACGATGCACAACAGCACAGGCCACCAGATACCGGACTCAACGAATCCGCTTGCTACGAAACACAGCGCCATGCACAACAGCATCCAATTCTGGCGGCGGTGTTTGGATTTTGAGGACCACCAGGCGCGGAGGTTAGTCATCATCGTTACTCTCCAGCCATTCGCCGCACTCAGGGCAGACAGATTCAAGCTCAACGGCCCGCGCATAGTCGCAGTGATAGCCGCACTCAGGACATGACGCGCTAGGCCGTGCTGGCGCATCGATTGGGTTAGGTCGATCACTCATCATGACCGATCGCCTGTAGCTTGCTGATGCGCTCAAGCAGCAGGTTAACGCGCGACTGAGACTGCGCGCGCTCTTCTTTCACTTGCGCTTCGAGGCTGTCGATTTGAGCTTGGCGGGTGTCGATTTCTGGGAAGTCTAGTTCGACGTCTTGTGAGCCGAGCCAGAGCCGGCCTTTCATGCAAGATGCGACAGCGCGAAAATCAGTATCAAAAATCTGCGTAGCTCCTTCTTTGTCGAACTCGCCGACCCGTGCGTACATATGCAGCGTCACTAGCTTTTTCATTTTCTGTTACTCCGATTAGCGGCGATAGGCGTCTTGAAGCTGGATTTTTAGAGAATCAACTTCTTTTTCAAGCTGGCTTATGCGGTTATTTTCAATAGTTGCGCCCATTAGGTCGCACAGTGGCTTAAGTGCAGATGAGTAGTCGGCAAGCGTGACAAGGTGGTCGTTTCCGTATCCGTCATTAATCCAGATATGATCCTTATTTTCTGTACGCTCAATCTTTCCAGCCAGCAGGCTCTTAATACAGCCTTCGACGCGGTAGGAAATATTGCTTTCTGTGTCGCTAACAACGTGCGGCAGATAGTCGCTGTATAGGTTTGACATTACAGCTTCGATAACCGATCCAGCAGACGTTTTCAGTTCTGACATTGCATCGGATAGAATCTTTTCGCGGATATCTTCGTTGGTCATTTTCTGTTACTCCTGTGATTCAGAGATAGCTGGTGCCTGGTTGTTGATTAGCTTAGGCCTTGGATTTTGCTGAGCGTGCTAGCTGCATAAACTTTTGACGGAGTGCGCGAGCCTGATCTCGGTCAGACTGATACGCTGCATAAATGCAACGGATATTTACGATTCTCGCTTTTGTCGCCCAAAAATTAACAGCCTTCATTTTCTATCACTCCGTCGTTGTTTCGCTTCGATGTGCTCAGTGTAGAAAAACCCTACACAGTACGCAAGCGTTATATTTGCGATAGAATGCAGATTCATGGCATGAGGCTTGCACTATGAGCGAATTCAAACTAGGCGCGCGCAGCATCGAGCGCCTGCAAGGCGTACACCCGGATCTAGTCAAGGTAGTCAAGCGCGCACTTGAGCTGACAGAGTACGATTTCAGCGTAATTGAAGGCGTGCGCAGTATCGAGACACAACGCGCGTACGTCGAGAAAGGCGTCAGTAAGACGATGAACAGCAGGCACCTAACCGGCCACGCTGTCGACCTTTACCCGGTTGGGCGGCCTACGCCATGGGATCGGTGTCATAACGTCGCTGCGGCGATGCTGGAAGCTTCCAAGGAGCTTGGCATTCCGATTGTATGGGGCGGGAGCTGGAAGTCGTTTGTTGATAAGCCGCATTACGAACTGGATAGGAGTGTTTACCCATGAGCGACTGGCGCGGAGTACTAAGCACCGTAGCCCCGTGGATCGGAGCCGCAGCTACTGGCGGAGTTCCTGCGCTTGTAGGAATGGCGGCAGGCGAACTGACCAAGGCTTTCGGTAAAGACATCAAGCCAACCGCTGACGCAATCAGCGCGGCAATCAGTGGCGCAACGCCCGAGCAGATGCTTGCGCTAAAGACCGCCGATCAAGACTTCCAGTCAAAGATGCAGCAGCTCGGTTTTGAGCACATACAAACGCTTGAATCAGTTGCAGCCAGTGACCGAAACAGCGCCAGGCATATGCACGAAACTGTGCGCGACCTGAGCACGCCGATTCTCAGTTATATGGTCGTGCTGGCGTTCTTTGGAACCGTCTATATCCTGCTGACGCAAGCCGTCGAGATCCAAACCGAAATGCGTGATGTCGTCATGGTGCTAATCGGCACGCTGGCTACATCGTTCAATCAGGTGCTAGCGTTTCGGTTTGGTACGTCTGCCGGTAGCAAGGATAAGACGGATATTATCCGTTCGCTGGGCGGCAAGGGCTAGGATACCGAAATTAGGCGATCGCCAAAAATACAGCGGCAGATATGCTCTGCCGCTGCGTTTGTTTCAGGCTCCGTTAAGAGCATGGTGAATGGCGCAGAGCCTGTAACTGTGACGGTGAATGCGCGCTTCATAGGTGCCACCAGTTTTGGTAGGAAACCGCCCGCTCCACCGTATTCACATGCACGCCATACTGTTTGGCCATTCGCTTACAGCTAACGCCCATTGAGTTGCGTATGCGCATGGTGCGGACGATCTCTTTTGTGAGTTTGGCGTGCGGCAACTCATTGCCGCGCGCCGGGTTTGTTGGGGCTGTCATTAGGCGCCAGTACTACCAAATCCACCACTACCGCGCTCAGTACTAGGCAGCTCGTCACACTCGACAGTAACGCCAACCATGCACGGATGGACTACCATTTGGGCTATTCGGTCGCCTGCGTTGATCTGCAACGATGTGTCGCCGTGGTTAACCAGAACCACCGCAACCTCTCCGCGATAATCCGCATCAATCACGCCGGCCAGTACGTCGATACCATTGCGCACGGCTAGACCTGAGCGCGGGCGGATCATACCGACTTGGCCGAGCGGGATGACCCATGCGAAACCAGTATTCAGCGCGATACGCTGGCCAGGCCATAGCAGCACGTCGACAGCCGATTGTAGGTCAAACCCAGCAGCACCATCTGTCGCCTGCTTAGGCAATGGCAGATCATGCGCGCCGATTCGTTGTAGTTGGATCATGCGGTTTGGCTCCGGTGGTGGCAAGGGCTGCCAATGAGTTATCTCGCGTGGCGCAATATCGCCATAAGTATTCCATCCTGCCCACGGCTTGCCGCAACCATGGCCACGGTCAAAACGAACGACACACACTCGATCGCCGTCGCTCACTAAATAGCCAATAGAATCAAATATTACTTCTGGGTCGGGTTTCGATGGCAACCGCTCACTGCACTTAATCCATCCACTCATCTCTATCACTCCAGTTTGCCAGCCGCTGTGGGCGGGCGGTTGGTTTATCGTGAACGCAGAAGGTATAGCCTTTTAACTTCTGCTGCCAGCAGTTTTGCTATCTCTGGCGGGTTGTCGTTTATCGCTGATCTTCGCCTATCAATTGGCATGGAAAGTATCTGGCAAGACCGCTCATAAATCGGCATTGTCAGGTCATGCGCCCAGTATTTTCCGAGCGCTTCTGGCGGCTCTTTTCCGTCCAGTACGCGCCTTATAAGATCTGCGATTTGGCCCATAGTTCGAAAGCCTCCGTTGCCGCGTCGGCACCAAGTGCAACGCACGCAAAGCACCCGGCGCGCTTTGCCGTTTCAAGGTAGTCAACTTGCCCTGGCTCCCACTTGCTTTGCGTATGGTCGCGGCGCTTTAGCTCGCATACAAACGACGGGCGCCCAGGTATGACGATATCGCTTGTGCCTGCCGTCATTCCCTCGGCCTTCGCGCGCATTGTTTGCTGCGCGGTGCGCTTTCCTTCGTTGCGTGGATGGATGGCAAGGCGCCCCCAGGTTTCTGGATACTTGCGGCGCAGCCGGCCAAAGAACGTAACCTGCTCCGCTGTTTCTGTTGGGCATTTTCCGCGCCAGGTCGTATCACCGAACACCTCAACGCTTGTTAGCTGGATTTTCATCTGCTGTCCTGTTGTAGTCGTGGATTGTATAGAAACCGCTTTCAGGATCTTTGCGGTAGGTTACCGTTTCAGGCTTGCTATCTTTGTGCTCTAGCCACTGGTGATACTGGGCGTACAGCTTCCCGCCAGAAACCCATGGGTGCATCCATACGTCAAAGTTCCTATATGGCGTTGAGAATGACACCAGAATGCAATCCTTCCCGCTACGGCTTGTTGTTGGTCGCCATTCCATTGCCAGCACTTCGTCTGTTTGCAGGCGTGTCGGATCACGCTTTAACGCCTTGAACTCAATGTTTAGCTTTTCGTTCGGGTCGATAATCTCGCCCTTGCACGTCTTGCAGTAGCGCGCAGCAATGTCGTTGTCAGCATCGCAGTGCGGGCATGCCTTGCTAGTCCATCGGTAACCGCACTGCTCATATTCTCCTCTGCGCGTCCGGTACAGCGCTTGGCAGCGTCTGCCGTAGTGTGCAGGCATTGGGCCGCTGTCTGTTTCAATCTGGCAGCCGTCTAGGTCTACAAAGTATCCGTACTCATCAACGCCATAACCTTCGTCATTCTTGCGCGCGCTGAATTCGTTTTCGGTGTTGCAGTCAGGGCATGCGCACTTTAGCGGTACTGATTCGCCGCTGGCGTAGGCTGCCTTAATCTCTGGCGCAAACAAGTCGCCATCCGGGCAGTGCGTCTCAATGTTTTCGGCGTAGTCAAGCACAAGGCAGTCAACCTTGTCGGGGTCTAGCCGCAATCCACGCCCGATAATCTGCTGCAACAGCGCTACGGACTCGGTTTTCCGAAGGATGGCGATAACGTCAACGTGCGTAAAATCAACGCCAGTCGTCATAGTGCCGACCGACACAAGATACTTGAACTTGCGCGCCTTGTAGTCAGCAACGAAACGCTTGCGAGGATCTTTGCCGGTATTTATGTCGCCGCCTATCATCCCGCTAAGACCGGGCGGTAAGCTGGCCATTATCTCCTTTGCGTGCTGTACGGTGGCAGCAAACAGCATCACGCCATTGCGACCAACCGACTGGCGTACAACGTCGGCAACCGCGCCGCTTGTCTTGCGCCCTTGACCGACAAAAGCACGGTCAACCGCGTCAGCATCGAACTGGCCGCGGCTATTTAGCACCAATCCGCTAGTGTCGTAATGCTCTGCACCAATAGCGCCGATAACTGGCTGCGTAAGGTAGCCTTCTGCAATCAACTGGCGAGCCTGTATGCAGTACACCCTGGCAGTGAAGTACGGATCGCGGGCGCGATCTTCGCTGTTTGGCTTGCCGTGTTCGTCAATCTTGTAAATGTACCCACTGCCTAGCCGATAAGGCGTAGCAGACAAGCCAATAACGCGCAGCTTCGGGTTTCCTTTACGCATCTCGTCGATGATAAAGCGCACGGTTGGCGTTATCCCGTGCGCCTCATCAACGATAACCGCGCAGAACCGCGAACCAATACGGGCCGCCGCTTTCTTTACGGTTCCAGGGGTGCCAAATACAACGGGATGGCGCAGGCATTGCCCGCCAGCAGAAGCGCTGTAAATGCTGGCAGGGTTTCCGGTTGCTAGGTACTTTTCGCGGTTCTGCATAACAAGGTCAGAGTTTGGGGCAAGGCACATAACGTGCTTGCCTTCACTCATTTCATGCAATAGTGATGCCAGCTCAGCGATAACGTGGCTTTTACCTGCGCCTGTTGCCGCTTCAATCAGGCAAGCATCAGTAGACTTGCGCACCCATGCCAGTGCGGCGTCTACAGCTCCTTGCTGGTATGGGCGCAGAGCCATTATTTAAGCATCCAATATTGAGTTGGCTTGCCACGATACCGCTCAAGGTCGACACCCTTGCAGTGCTCTTTGACGACTCGCGCATACGACACTGCGCCTTCACGCTCAACAAGCGTTAGGTTGCGGCCATTGATCGAAGCGTTACGCTCGCCTGCTGCCTTTACCAGTTCGGCCAATACCTCCTTGCAGCGCTCTGTTGCGCGCTCAATGGCGTCCGTCAAATCGTCGTACTGCTCTAGCAGTGCGGCTGCTTTCGGGCCATACAGCTCTTTGCGGCGTAGCTCTAGGTGGTCTTTGTTGTCGAGGTCAGACAGATAGCGCTCGTGGAATTCTTTAAGCATCGGTAAATGATCGTCTAGCCAGTTATCGCTACGGTTTACAGTCTCAAGCCGTGTGCCGTTTGTTGACCACTGATAAAAGTCACACCATTCACGATCAGCGCAAAGCATCTCGATTTGCATCTGTGCGTAGTAGTGCGGCTGGTCTTCTGCCGACTTAAACTCAGGCGGCACTTTGTCTCGCTGGCCATAAGGGCATTTGATTTCAATCAGGCCAAACACGCCAACCAATCCGTCAGGCGATGCGCCTAGCCAGTCTTGATAAGTGAAGAACCCGCATTCTTCGACCGCCTGGCCAGTCTCCATCGAATACTCGAAAGCCGCTCCAGCTTCGTGAAACTGGCCGTACTTAGTGGCAACATTGCCTTCAAACTCGGACGGCGCGCCGTGATATTCACGCACCATGCGGCGCAATACGTCGTCAGCGCTCATGTATGGGCTAAGCCCAAGGATTGCGCCTACAGCGCTACCCGTTACGCGACCGACGCGCGCAGCAAACCATTCCTTAGACCGCTGTACGATCTTTTCTTCACTTTGCATTTTTTGCTTCTCCGTTTATTGCGTGCCACTCTTTGTGGCATGGCGGGCAAAGCCACCTAACTACAAGCGGCATTGCATAATCGTCGTGATGCCCATGAATAAAATCATGATTGCAGCCGCAAGATTCGCAAGCATCAACTTTTAAAATCCTCCCGTCTCTAACGGCGTTTGAAACCATGGTGTGTGCAGCATATTTCATGGGAAACTCGTTTCTGTAATTTCTCAAATATCCAGGTTTATGCTTACATCCTTTTCCTCTGGCATACTCTCGGTAATAATCAATATTTTTTTTCCTGTTATCCCTTACGTCTTTTTTATTGCATTCCTTGCACTTGTTAACGTGACCATCAGACATTGCCGGGTGCTTATAAAAAAAGGAGAGGTCTTTAACCTCTCCACACTTAAAGCATTTCTTTTGCATTTTCTGACCCGCCTCTACGATTAACGTCCCGAGGCTAGGCTATCACTTTTAAGCGATAATTAGAAGGGACTTAATTAAAAGGGATGTCATCGTCGTATGCGTCTGCTGGCTCTGGCTCTTTTACAGGCTCAGGCTTTGCTGCTGCCGGCTTGGCAGCGCCAGCTTGGCGAGGAGATACAGCGCCGATCCAGTTGCCGCGCTTAGTTTCGCCGTCGCGCTCCATTTCCCGATTTCGTCGATGATGTACAAAGCCGCCTGGTTGCGGATTAGGTTGCGGATAACCTCCT